GTATTGGAGTCTTGTATATTATTATATCCATGAATAAGTGTTAAAAGAGGTGATTTTTTTATTTTTATTGCGAGGATGTAGTATAATTGGTATAATATTGGGGCTAGCGTCAAACAGACACCCAGACACAGGTTCGATTCCTGCCGTCCTCATTGGGTCTAAAGCCTAATTAAGTTAGTAAACCCAAAAAGTTAGGGAGAGACTCTGTTAAATGCTTAATCGACTCTTCCTAGTTTTTCAATTATATAATTTAAAAAAAGTTTTATATACTTTAAAATTTAACAATATTTATTAATAAAACATAAACCAATAATTAATAATGGTAGAATCAAAAAAACATCGAGAGTTGAAAAATAAAGCAAAACTATTTTTATATTCTTTAGGATTTAAAAATGATGAAATATTTGAAGAGTTTAAAATATTTGTTGAAAACAAAGAAGATTATGATATATCATTAAAAGATAATTATTATGCAGATATGGTTGGAAAATCAAAAGAAAGATTTGTTATAATAGAATGTGGAACAATAAATGCAGACAAAATGAATTTTTTTAGAAAAATAGGAGAACTATATTGGATAAATAATAGTTTAAATAAACCAAAAAAAATTATAAAAGAAGATGTATTTCTTAACAATAAATGCATTGCAAAATGTATTAGTATTTTTAAATATCAAGAAGAGTTCATATGCAATCAAACAAGAGGATTTAACCTATCAAAATTTGTTCAAGCAAGGTTAGATGAATATATGAAATCTTTAAAAGATTATAAGGAGTTTATACAAAATGAAACGGAAACTAAATAGTGAGGAATTGACTCTTTCAATGAAGAGCATGGAAAAGATGAAAGAGGAAATGGAATACAACGAGTATCAACTAAAGATTTGTGAGTTAAAGTTAGGAGGAGGATTGATGCAAGAACATAAGAAACAAATGAGAGATTATAAAAGATTAAAGAAAGATTTTTCTGGCGAGTTAGAAGCAATTAAGAGCAGTGCAACTATTCTACAAGACCAGATTAGAAATGGTGTTGAAATAAAACAGGTGAAAGGAGGGAAAAATGAGTGATTATATAGATTTAAAATCTAGAAAAGAATCCCCAGTTGCTATATTTAATAGAAAGTTAGCAGATGTTGGACAAAAATATGCTAAACTTCATAAACCTTTTGATAAACCTTGTTGTAGATTAGAGTTTAAGGATAAACTACAATACGCAGAGAAGGAAAGCGAAAGAAGGAATGGATTTATTGATATTGCTGAATTGAAGATTGATTTTGGTGAATTCGAGAAATACGGAGATGAAAGCAGATTTGTGTTATTGGAAGACCAAGAAGATGTTCAAGACAAAGTAATAGAAGGTTCAAGAACGCAAGTATTGATTGGACATACATTAAGTTATAAATGTAAGGCTAGAGGACATGGAATTAGTGTGTTTATACCTATCAAAGAGTATAACGAGATGCAAAAGAAACCAGTAATAAAGGATACAAAAGAAATAAAGGAGAAGAAATAAATAAATATTTAATTATTTATTATTTACTTATATAGAATGGGGTGGTCTGGAATAAAAGATTATGGTTTTGGCGGTAAGAATAGAACTAAAGCAGAAGATGATGAATATCGTTCTAGAATAAAAGGAGTGCCAAGGAAAAGAGTCTGGACTAAAGAAAAATGTGTTGATGAATTAGAAGACTTATTAGGCATTCTTAAAAAGATTCTAAAGGATGATGACAAGTTAGACAAAGACAATCCAAGAAAACTTAAACAAGAGACAATCAGAGATACAATAACACTTACTAATAAGATTCTTGACGTTATGAAATATCTATATCCGCCTGTTCAACAAAATGTTAATGTTAATATTGATGTTACTGCTAATGAAGTCATCGAGAGGCTAAAGAATTGGAAGAACCAAGAACAAATAGTAGTTATAGGAGAAAAGGAGGAAAAACATGAAAAAGGAGATACTAAATGATGAATTTGAACAATGTCCTGTTTGTGAATCTTATGATTCTTACAAAGATAGTGCAATGAGTGGAAATGCTGTTAGAGTTTGTAATAAATGTAAATGTAGATGGTGGATGAAAAATGTCAATTAAAAACATATCGACAAAGCATTGGTTAAGGCCTAAATGGGATTGTTATTTGTGTAACGGAGCTTGTTCTGTAACAAAAGAAAAAGTAGCTAAGACAATGAAGGACGTGACTTGTTTGAATTGCTTAAAACAATTAGAAAAGGGGAGAAGATGAAACAGCAATATGTATGCGAAAAGTGCTATGCAGTATTAGACAAGGAAGAATTACAGAAACATGTAGAAAAGTATAAGCATCATACTTTTAGGATAAGAGGATTAAATATGATTATAAGCATAGGATAATCACAAAATGAATAAATATGAATATATTGAATACTTAAAGAGTGATGAATGGAAAGAGAAAAGAAGATACTTGATGGAAGTATCAGATTGGACTTGTTCTAAGTGTGGCGCTAAGGCAACACAATTACATCATGTTAGTTATGAGAATATTGGTAATGAAGAGCTAGATACTGATGTTATTCCATTATGTAAAGATTGTCATGATGAAATCCATGGCAAGGGAGTGTATGGATACGATGAGCACAAAGGATATTAATCTAACATTAGAAGATTTCTATGACCCAGTTAATTTTCAAGTAGCATATCTAAGTCAGATTCCTCACACTAAACAAATACATGTATTAAGGAGTAAGCAAAAGAATAAGATAATTGTATGTGGTAGAAGAAGCGGTAAGACGCAAATGATTGCTGGAGAGATTATTAGAGGAGGGATATTAAAGATGTATATGAAACAGATGGTGATTGCTCCTACATACAAACAGACATTAATTGTATTTCATAAGATAACGGAGCTAATGCAGAACGCTAATGTTTATGACGATATCGAAAAAGTAACATTATCTCCTAGGCCACAAATAGTATTTAAAACAGGAGCATATGTTGATTTTGGTAGTGCTGACAATCCAGATAGTTTAAGAGGAGAGTCTTATGATAGAATGTTTAAAGACGAAAGTTCTTTTATTAAGGCCGGAGCAAAGAATGCTATTAAGCCATTAACATATGATACTGGTGCACCAATATGGGAAACAACAACACCATGGGGTAAAGGAGACGTATGGGAGTTATGGAGTAGAGGATTAAACGGAGACCCGGATTATGGGTGTTTCCATTATAATTATAAAGATAATCCATATCTATCTCCAGAAGGTGTAAAGGAAATAGAGAAGGATATAGAGGAGTATGGAGAAGATAGTGTATATGTACAATGTGAGATATATGGTAATTTCGTAGAGGATAGAGATTGTTATTTCAAGAAAGAGGAGATAGATAATTGCATAGAAGAATATAGTTTACCAGAAGGAATACCTTATAGAAGTACTGCATATTTGGGTAATGATATTGCTGGTGAAGGTGAAGATGAAAGTGTATTTATATCTATTTGTAAGGGCCAAGTTGGAGATAACAGAGTTGTTAGTATTGAGAGTTATCCAAAGAATAAGCCAAGGGATATAGTAGCAATGAATATGGATTTATACGCCAAATACAAGTATGCTAAGATGTGTTTAGATAAGACAGGGATAGGAGAAGGGCCGGAAGATTGGTTAAAGGAAGAATTAAAGAAAATAGGTGTAAATGAATATATTGTAGACGGGATAAGATTTACACAGCAATTGAAAATGGATATGTACTCTAATGTAAAGAAATTAATGAATCAAGGCAAGCTAAAGTTTCCACCACATAAGAAATTGATATATCAACTAATGGAACTAAGAAGGGAAATGACATCATCTGGTAAGTTAAAGATATATCATCCTGATAACAAACATGATGATTATGCAGACGCTTTAGCTCTTGCATGTTGGGCAGCCAAAGATAGTGATTATAATTTTAGTGGGAAGCACATATATTAGAGTATTTAATTATATAATTTAAAAAAATATATTAATAAATGTTAAATAACATTAATAGTATATGGCATTCTGGAATAGACCAAAAGTAATTAACAAGATAGAGACAGTGCCAATAAATTATAAGCCTTCTATGTATTTTAAAGCAGATATCAAGAGCAAACTTAATGAAAAATTTAGAGGAGAAGTAGAAAATAAGAAAGTTAGATTTCCAGCAGGATTAGGAGAAGCACATCCATTTGATTTTCAAACATTAGAAGAGCTATATAAAAAATTCGGATTCTTTACGGCTGTTATAGATAAATATGTTGATTTTATTGTAGGGCCGGGATTTTATGTAACGTGTGATGATGCTCGAGCTAAGGAGATTATTGATACTTTTATGCAAGACGTTAATTTTGACACAATATTAAGGCAATGGACTAAAGAAGCGTTAATGAAAGGAAACGGATTCTTAGAGCTTGGGTTGAATAAAGATAAAGGCGTAAGTGGATTGAAATTATTGAATGCTAATTATATGTATGTAGAAAGAGATGATAAAGGGAAAGTTGAAGGATATAATCAATACACAGGTGATTTTAATAAGTTTAAGCAAAAGAATGTTATCTCATTTAAAACAAGTGAAATAGCTCATGTTCCTTTTAATATGATTGGTGATAATGCTTATGGATATGGAATAGGATATACAGCATTGAAATTAATAAATGATTGGCTGTCTCAAAACAAATCAATTCATACTTTAATGGATAGAAAGGCAAATGCACCATTACATGCTAAGTTTGGTTATATTGATGGAGATACTAAGATAATTCCTAAGGCGGAAGATGTATCGGCGTTTGGTAAAGATTTGGAAACAATGGATAATAAGACTAATTGGGTGACAGACCCGTTAGTAGAATTTAAGGTTGTTGATTTTGGTAATATTGGTGAGAAGTTCAATGTTGTATTAGAAAACGATATGAATATGCTTATTTATGCTTTCCAGATACCAGCAGTGTTATTAGGTATGGCGAATATTCCAGAAGGATTAGCTAAAGTGCAAATGGAAGCATTTCAAAGAAGAATTCAGTCGATACAAGCTGAGCTAGAAAAGATTATTGAGAATCAAATATTTAAAAAGGTATTAAACGCTAATGGGCTTGTTAAAAATTCAGAAGGAACTGAAATTCATGTAGAATTTGAATGGGGAACGCCAAGTGTTATGGAATTAGAAGGTAGATTACAATTAATTACTGAATTGATTAAATCACCAGCGACAGGATATGCATTAAAAACGATATTAACAAATGAGTTGATTAATTTATTGAAATTCGATAAAGATGAATGGGAGAAATTAAAATTAGAACAAGAAGAAAAACTAGAGGAAGAACGGAAAAGATTAGAAGCACAACCACAACCAATAGTGCCTGGACAGAATGCGGGATTTCCTCCAAAGGTTGCACCTAAACCAATGCAACCAAAACAACCTAAGCCGATAAAACAATCAACAAAGGTAGTGGTTAAGAAAACTAAAAAAAAAGAGATAATTAATTCTAAGAGAACTAAGGAAAATTACGAGTCAGAGAAAATATGTGCAAATTGTAATGAAGGATGGGATAGGATAAATGATATCCAAGAATGGTTAGGATTTAATTATAAAGAATATTTAGGACACATAATAAAAGCTACTGAAGAGCACGATTTTGTTCAGCTTAAGGCATTAACAGAGTCCGAAGTGGCTGCGGGATATCTATCAACAACTCAAATTGATAAATTAAAAGGGATTATGAAGAACGGATTTGAGAAAGGTCAAGGAATGGATGAAATGGCTAGAATAGTTGATAAAAAGGTAGAATTAAAAGATTTATATAGAATTGATAAAGTAACAGGTGAAATGAAGAAAGGTGCAGCTGGATTGCCAATATTATCTAGAAGTAAAGAGTATAGGAGTATGTTAATTGTGAGAACCGAAGTGACAAGGATGGCTAATTTAGGAGCAGAGAAGTATTATAAAGAAAATGGCGTAACTAAAGAAACGTGGATTGCTAGTTTTGGTGATAGAACATGTGTTGAATGTAGTTCTTTAAATGGACAAATATTCGAGATAGGTAAT